TAATCTAAACCACCATTAACAATAGGAGTACCATTTGAATTAGTATTGATACGAACAAAAGCAGAACTGATAACGAGGGGTCGCTGGTAATAGGCGCTGATTGTTGTTGATGCAACGGTTTGGGAGATGTTGACTGTGTACGTTCCAACTTCATTGACGTTACCTCCAGCACCAGTAGCAAAGCCTGTTATGGTTGTACCCGATGAAATACCAGAACCGCTTAGGGTTTGTCCTAAAGATATTGCGCCTGAGTTAATAGCTGTAACCGTTAAGACATTCCCAGAAATGCTGCCGACAAAGTTTGCGCCAATTTGCCCGCCTGGGCCAATCGTGTACTGCGTCTGACCTGGCGTAATTGGAAACACAATCTCGGTTTTGTAAAAAACCATCATGTCCTCATTTGACCACTGATCGAGCATATCGTTCAGCATATCAAAAGCGTCTTGCGTAGCGTCTGCGGTCGGGCTTTCCCCAGCTTCCAACGCGCCAATGTCCTTTAATGCCCTGCTGATAATGTCTATTGGTTGTGCCATATTTGTTCCTAAATATTCGGTGTGAAGATTTGGGGTAACCAAGGCGCAACAACAACTCTATTCCCTTGCAGGGACGCTAATTGTTCCTCTAAACGGGATTTTATAATGTTTTTGCCAAATTGAGTAGTTTCTTTTTCAACCCATTCAGCTACATCCGCTTCAGTCACATCATTAAATGGTATGGTTATTTCTTTACCCTCAAACCACCAATTACCCTCTGTTTCTACTTTGTTGTCTTGCTCATCAACAGCGGTCACATGGTATTTAGCATGAGTAATTAACCCATTTTCTGCTGAGATTTCTGAAATTTTCCAGTTGAATGTTGTCATTTTGCTTCCAATGCCGCAATACGTTCTGTTAATTTTGTAATAAAAATTTGTTGTTCTTGAATGGATTTAGTAAGTAAAGCAATTATGTTGCTTTCAGCAATTCCCAAAAATTCCTCTAAAACAGCTTCTTTTGTTATGTTTCCATCAATATCTTTTTCTTCTGGCTCAATAACACATTGATTAATTTTAATAATGCTATTTAAATAAGGTTTGTTTGCTAAAACTTGCTTAACTTCTTGAGCAATAAAACCTAATGTTGGAAATGATGTATCAAAATTATGAATTGGATGTTGTTTCCAGCTAAATTGAACTGGATTAAGTTGAGTAACTAATTCAAGCGCCCCATCAAGAGATTGAATATCTTTTTTGTAACGACCATCAGAAGTTGCAATTACTGCGCTAGTAGCAAAAATTTGACTATTAACTTGCAATTTGTATGAACCATTGCTAGTTGTGTATCCCACCAGCAAGTTACCGCTGGAGTCGATACGCATACGTTCTGCGCCATTTACACCAAACTCCATTGCATCTGTGCTATTTCTATAAATAATCTGACCTTGATTATCTGCGGCTGTATCGCCCATCTGTATAACGGCAACACCAGTTGTTGATGAAACAATGCTTATATCTACTTGTGAAGCATTTTCATAAACCGTTAATTTCCTAGTTCCGCTAGTAGTTCCAATTAACAACCGCCCAGAGGAGTCGATACGCATGGCTTCTGAGGAATAGTTATAAAACGCTAGTCCTGAATTGCTTCCTGCCTGATTTGCACCTTGAATATATGGAACACCTGATACATCTCCAATATTTATTTGGCTTGTATTGCTTAGAAAACTTGCATTTTGTCCAGATACGACAACACTTTTTAAAGTTCCTCGAACATCAAGTTTTGTTGTTGGCGAAGCAGTACCAATCCCCACATTCTGACTTGTATCAACAGTTACTGCTGTCGTTCCATTTGTTTGTAGTGCAAGAATTCCACTGCTATCTGCGGTTTCTTTTAATCCTGCACTGCCGCTTGATACGCCATTGTCTGCATTAATTGTGTTAGCCATTTGTTACCTCATTTGGTTAAAGTTTTAAACATGATTATTTTAAAAATTGTGCTTGCAATTGTTTACTCGTAAAGGATGTTGATTGAACCAGCGTCAAAGGTGTCTGTGCCGTTTACTGTGGTAATGCGAACACGATCAAGTGCGCCACCTAAAGAAAGCCCACCAGCACCAACGACACTAGAGCCTACGTTTCTAATGGTGTTTACTGTTGATATATAATTATTTGAGCCAAGCAAAGTAATTACGGCTGTACCATATAAAGTATCTGATGCCGCTGTACCAACTGTTAGTGCAAAACCTGTAGTGCCTCCACTTGCGGAGTTTGTGCTTCCGTTAGTCATATATGTTGCGGATTGCACATATCCAGTTGTTGTAACAGAACCAGACCCTATTTGAAGTTGAAGCACTGAAGTGCCACTTGTACTTACACCATTAAACATCACAGTAATTCGCTTTACCCATGACGGGATAGAAGTAAAATCAATACTTGTACCGCTGGTAGATGCCTGAGAAGTGCCCGATTGGATGCCATTGTAAACAGCACCAACAGTAGTGGTTACACCAGCTGAACCATTTATAACAACTGTCATGGTTGCACCTGTGTTTCAAGAATAGTAGGTTGATTCCCTGCTTCTACCCAATCAATGTAAGCACGAAAATCAGCGTCTTGGTCTGATTGACAAGGTGCAACCACCTTACCATCTTCATCTCTTGTTACTGTTCCTTGGTCAAGAATTATTGTGTACATCAGTAATCCGTTTCTATATACATTGCACCATATTGCAAAGTTACAGCGGCGGCAGTTGCATTATTTGTTCTCCAACCACGCCAATATAAATTGGTTGTATTTGCTGGTAATGCTGTTCCTGCTGTACCTGTCAATGTTCCACTTGCTACGTTACCTGTATTTTGTCTTGTTACTTGATAATAAACAGTATTATTTGATGATGGCGGGGCAAATAAAACAACTTGATACCAATCTGTTGAAGATGTACCTGTTGGAAAGTTTGCACCTAAATCAATTGGTGTTTGAGCCGCCGAACCACCATAATAAACTTTTAAATTAGTGTCTGCCGCACCTTGACCTACGCCAATACAATTTGTCAAAGTAGATGGTTCTACATTGGTTGCGCCTGTTGTTGATGAAGTTAATCCAACAAATGTCCTAGGACTTGCAACAGTATCACCAATTCCAAAAGAATAAACCCATAAAAATCCACCAGCATTTGGAGTGCCTGAAACACCTAAAGTTAAACTTTGTATGTTATTACTGTTATAAACAATACTAGATAAAGAACCAGCAGTTGCCGATGAAACATAAGAAAACTTATTTATTCTTGTAAAAAAACTTGTGTTAGCGGATGGTATTGCTGTTGCAGTACCACTACCACTTGCATTACCAATACCTGTTGCTGGAATAAAAGTATGGCTTGTTGAGTTTCCATTAACAAACGCTTGAATAATTCTTCTAAATGCAAGACTAGGCTGTAATTGAACCGCCGCATTAGTAGCATTCAAAAACGCTGGTGCTGTATATCCACCAGCAATAGTTTTAGCAAATGTCTTTAAATTACCAGCACTAGGGGCGGCAGGGTCAGATGACACTGCTACGCTGGATATTTGATTAGAAGTTCCTGTCAAACTCAATAATGGAATATTGACGTTTTGACTTGCATCAATTGTCATTGCAGTAGTAGGTGTAGCACCTGTTTGTAAAACAAGCGTACCTGTTGTATCCGCAGATACGTTAAATGCGGTTGTGGTTGTGGTTGATGCGCTAATCGTGCTCATATAATAACGTGCCTTTGACCAGATGAAACTGTAACTGATACACCAGAATTTATGGTTAATGGGCCAACAGAAAAACCATTATTACCAGTTGCAATTGTGTAATTAGCTGAAACAGTTGTGGAATTAACCATAATTCCATTGCTACTAATCATTTCTGGCGCTGTTAATTCACCAGTGCTAGGGTTGTATTGATATTTTGTAGACGATACATATTCTGTGCTAATTGTTCCTGATGTTGCATTAGCAAACAAAGGATAACGCGCTGAATTAGTGGTAGTGTCATCAGTTATCGTAATTGCCGATCCTGCCGATGCCCAAGTAAATGAAGTGCCGTTATATTGCAAATAAGTGCTTGTAACTGTCGGCGCAGCAATAAATGATGTAGTCCCTGTCGCTGTATTATATGGAATTTGTAAATTTGAACCACCAGCAATGTTTGTCGCCGTGGTTGCTGATGTAGCTGTAGCCGCATTGCCACCAATTGATAAACCAGATGCTGTGCCTGTTAAACCTGTACCCGCGCCAGCAAAGCCAGTAGCCGATAAAACGCCAGTGCTGGGTACGTACTGTAATTTAGTGGAACTTACATATTCAGTAGAAATTGTTCCTGTTGTGGCGCTTGTAAATAGCAAGTATCTAGCTGTTATTGTTGATGTGTCATCAGTAACTGTGATTGAAGCTGATGGGGTTGCCCAAGTCGGCGCGCTTGAACCATTAGACTGAAGT